TACGCACCTCCGGGAGTTTACACCAACGTAATCCTCCAGACCAGTTCGGCTCCTACGCTGGGGACTGCCCGCATTCCCGTGATTATCGGTGAGGGTCAGCAATTTTTCAACAGAAGCAACGTTGAATTGTTCCGTGGTTCCTCCTCAGTTCAGGACGACCAATCGGTCAATGAGAATATCTCGAACCAAGTCACAGGGTTGGCTCGCTGCTTCCAGACAAGCTTCTATCCCGTCACAGACGGTTCTGGCAGAGGCGTTATCACGAATGACCCGACCAAAGTTCAGGTCACGGCAATCGATCCTCAGGGCAACCTGACCCCCGTTACAGTCATTTCGCTGAACGGTGCAACGGGTGAGTTCTGCACACAACTCATCATTCCTTCGGGCTATGAACTTCTCATCACCTACAACTTTAAGCGCGGTGATACGTTCGTCGGCATCGGCGGTGTGGCCCCGTATAATGTCCCCGAAAATCTTCTATCACAGGTTCCGAGCACGGCAACTCAGATCGTAAACGGGTTGACAGGTAGCCCGCCTCTATCTGGTCATGTTGTAGTGAGCCTCACCAACCCGGGCTTTGCGGGCAACTTCGTCACCCTGCAATTAGTGGATTCTTCTCCCTCATCAGGTGTGCCCGATGCTCTGGCGGTTTCTGGTGCGGGCACCAACGCCATCGCGATCAATATTCGCAAGTCCGATGGTTCGGCTCGCACCTTGGCCGATCTCGTGAACCTCATCAATGCGGGTATCCCGACGCTTAATGGCGGCGACTTGACAGTGAGCGCCATCACAGGCGATTCCGCAGCGGCACTTTCGGCGACTTTTGTGGTAGTGTCGGTCAGCCCAGTTACTACGGCGCTGGGCTCAGCGGCAAACTACGCCATCCTCGCATACAGCGGTATCACCAACACTGGTTCATCTGTCATCACAGGCGGTAACATCGGTTCTGCTCCGACACCCGGCCCAGAGGCAGGCTTTACGTTCACGGCCCCAGCCGCGATTGACAATACCAACGCAGCAGCGGCACGAATTGCTGGTCAGGCAGCGGTCACCTACTACAGTGGTTTGACCCCAACTCAGTCGGGTCTCGCTAACCTCAGCGCCAACAATGGCGGCGGCGGGGTAGGTGTATACCACGCTGGCGTTTACTCTGGTGGTGCGCTGGATATCCCAACGAGCATCACGCTGGACGCACAAGGCAATCCTAACGCCGTGTTCGTCTTCATCGCTGCATCCACAACGGTTCTTGAGAGTGGTGCATCGGTCCTGCTGACTAACGGTGCTCAGGCCGCTAACGTAGTTTGGGTGGTCGGTAGCAGCTTCACACAGATCGGCAATAACAACACGATGGTTGGTACCATCCTCGCCTACGCCTCAATCTCGCTGGATGGTGGCTCCCTCAACGGTCGCGCTCTGGCGGTTGGCGGCGGCAATGGCGCTGTAACTATCGCGGCGGCTGAAGCTGTTAATGTGTCTGCGGGTAGTAATTCGACTACCGTTGGCACGCCGGGTGCGATTCTATTCGCGGGTGGACACGGCGGCAACAGCAATACAGTATTCAAGGTGGCTCATGCCCCAATCACGGACGGCACTAACGGCGGCGTGGTCACGACCGATGTAACCAAAGTCATTGTTCAGGTGAACGGTAGCAACGTTACAGTTGCGTCATTGAACGGGGCAGCGGGAACCTTCACACTGGCTTCGCCTGTTTCCGCGCCAATAGCGTTGGGTGGGACCACAACGTCCTTCACGATCCAATACTACTTCAACACATGGCAGAATACCTACGACCTGATTCCAGCGGCGAATGTCGCTTCGATCACGCAGGTAGGTCTCGGCCCGAACCGTTCGGACTTTGTTCAGGGAACGGATTACGTCCTCGGTACAGTTACTACCCCAGACGGAACCGTGCTTCAGACCATCAACTGGGGTGCTTCGGTATCCTTATCTATCGGTCAATCGGCTGCTGGTGAATCTGCGAATTTCACCCCCGCCGAAGTCACCACCGCATTGCGCGACGACCACGTTTACCTCCAACCATTGGCTGGTGCGGTAAATGGTAAGAACACGGTTTTCTCGCTCCCAGATGTACCGACTGACGGAAGCGGCCTCAGCGTTGCGACCGACAACCCCGCATTGGTTCAGGTCTACGTCGGCTCCGATCCACTGGAAGCTTTCCTGAGTGGTGCGAAACAGGTAGCACAACTTTCTGGTGCAAACCAGCTTGTGACCTTGTACAATCCGCCAGCAGCGGGCAACTTCGTATACGCTTCGTATTACCGCAGCCAGTTGGCTGACCACCAATACAGCATCACGGTTGTCAACCCGGGTTATGCAGGCAACGGCACATTCATCATCACCGATGAGCTTGGCCGAGTTATTCCACTTGTAACATTCACTGGCGGCTCGGTCGCTCAAGCTGGTCCGTTTGCCGACACTGGTGTGGTTTATCCGAACGACTTCTCCGACGCACAGGCTCAGGCTGGTGCGGCGGTCGATGAAACAGTCACACTGACCTTCAACAACGACGGTAACTCGGTCACGGTTCCTGCGATTCAAGCAACTTTGACGCTGAACTTCAATGCTGGTGCGGGGCATCTGACTTTCACGGCATCTACCCCGGGCACGGGCGGTAACCTTGTTCAGATCGTAATCGATGCAACCGACACGAATGCAGACCCAATCGTAGTCAACGGTGATATCGTCACCATTTACTCAAGCTGGGCTGGCACTCCTCTGACTCTTGCTCAGATCGCAGCTTTGTTCCCATCTGGCGAAACAATCGATGGTGGACAGGTTCTCTGCGTAGCAACGGGTACGATCTCAGGTCAAGCTGCGACGACTGGCTCTACGAATTTGGCAGGCGGCACCAACGCAGTCTCCGCTCCCGTCACGCACAGTTACACGGTCCATTCGAGCGTTTCCAAGGGTTCGGGCTCGATCAACAACACTGGCTACCTCGATCAGACTTACGAAGACCTTGCAACTGGGTTCCGTGTCACGGTTGTCAACCCCGCAGACCACGCTGCATACGGTGTGCCGAGCATCCCGCTGATCTACAATTTCACCCCGGGTGATACCTTAACTTTTACGGTCGCTACTGATGCTGCGGGTAGTGCACATCAGGCTGTCCGCAACGCAGGTACGCCGGGTGTTGCTCCAGCACAGGCGAACAATCTGATTGCAATTCAAGGTCTCGACACCACGGTTATCTCGGACTTCGGTTCGACCGCTGGCGACTCTGTGATTGTTAGCACATTCAACAAGTCGGGCAATAACCCCAACATCGGTGAGTTCTACTATGTCTCGTTCACAACCGCTAAGACGGCGGCTGATTACGCGATCAAGCTGTACACCGATCCAAAGGTTGCTTACGCACAATACGGTGCTCCGAGCACGATCAACCGCGTCTCCCTCGCTATCCAGTTGATGGCCGCGAACGGCGTGCAGACCTTCGGCGTCATCCAAGTCCCAGTGGTCCCGGGCACCAATCAGGGAACCTCGCAGGACTTCATGAACGCAATCCAAACCCTCACCGTGGCCCTGCCCGGAAACACTACGAAGGCAAACATCATCTGCCCTCTGAGTACCGACCCGACAGTGCACCAGTTCTTGAGCCGTCAGTTGACGACACAGGCGAACGTTCGTCAGAAGGGCGAGGCAATCGGCTTCGTCGGCTACGACCAGTTCCAGACGCCAAGCACGATGCGTGCAAACGCTCGCGGTTTGGCAAACAAGCGCATGATCGCAATCGGTGCCCCAGTCGCAGGTATCCTCATTACCAACCCGAACACGGGTGTGGCGGTGGAATATGCGGTCAGCGGCGAATTCATGGCAGCCGCCATGATGGGCTTGGAAGCAAACCCCTCGAACGATGTGGCTCAGTCCCTCACGTTCCAGAACTTGGTTGGTTTCAGCCGCTTGCTCGTGACCTACGATGATCCAACAATGGACTCGATGGCTGCGGATGGTTTGACCGACCTGTTGAACAACAACGGCGCTCTGCTCATTCGTCATTACAAGACCACTGATCCGTCGAATCCGCTCACCAGCGAGCCGACAGTTACCACGATCACGGACTATACCTCACAGGTGTTCCGTACCGATCTCAACCAGTTCATCGGTCGCAAGCTGCTCGACTCGCTTGTTTCCGACATTCAGGTGGTCTGCAACGCCCGCCTGTCGTCCTTGGTGAACCAGCAAATTATCAGCGGTTACCAGAACTTGTCGGTTGTGCAAGACCCAACCGATCCGACGCAGGCCGATGTTACCGTCACATTCAAGCCGATGTTCTGCTTGCTCTACGTCTCCGTGACCTTCATAGTCCAGACGCAGTTGAGCTAAGGTTTGATGAATGGAAGAGGCAAAGAAGTTTTGTTCGAAATGCGGCGAAGAAAAACTCCTTGAGAAGGAATTTTCTAAGCACGCGGGACATGCGGATGGGCGACAGTCCTTTTGCAAGGTTTGTGAAGCCGAGGATAGAAAGATTTATCGGGAAAATCCCGATACACGTCCAAAAGCTTTACTTTCGCTAAGGAAAAGCCAGTGTAAGCGGCTGTATGGCATTTCCCTAGAAGAAAAAGAACGAATGTTTCAGGCGCAAGATTCAGTTTGTGCCAGTTGCGGTTCCACTGAGTCTGGTGGTCAATGGTGTTTAGACCATAATCATTTAACAGACGAGATTCGTGGGGTCGTTTGTCGGCCCTGTAACTTGATTCTTGGATTCGCTCAAGATTCGATAGAGCACTTGAACAAAGCCGCAGCCTACTTGAGGGCTCGGTTGAAAACAAAGGAAGCAGTGGCATAATGCAAATACATCCGCAGGTATCACAGGCGAACGGTATTATCAGCGTGAAACTGATAGCTTCATTTGTCGGTGACGCGACTGATGCCGAGGATACGGCGAATATTGCGGCTTTTGGTGATCCGCAAGTGAACCTTGCCGGAACGTTTGCTGATCCGAATAACCTCGCGTTTACGTTTTTGTTTCCCGCTACCGACATTTATGTGGGGATCACGACGCAGATGGCAGGGAGGGTAGCTCGCTTCATGCTGGCTTTGCCTCGCGCTGGGAATCCGAATCAGCCAGCACCGATTCAGGGCGAGTTGGATTGCATCACGACGAATCCGAGCGAAGCGGCAGAAGCTTGGTATACAGTTATGTGCACACGTATTCAGCAGCAGATGAACATTCTGCGGCAGAAGATGCTGGTGCCGACGCTTACGAACTATACGGCTTAAGGGGATAATGATGAGCAAGTTGATGGAACAGCGTAAAGCGGCACAGACAAAGAAGTCAACGATTCTCTTGTCCATCGATACGGCTAAGGATGCAGTCAACGTCGGTAAGTCCCTGTTGAATGCATATCAAGCCGAAGGTAAGAACGACCCACAGTTAGAACAAGCTGTAAAGCATCTGGAAGAGCTACTTGCTAGTCAGCCAGACCAGATGCAGTCAGAAGGCGCAATGAACGTCGAAGATTATTTCGACGATGCAGTTTTGCCTGAAATAGCACGTCAAGCCAAGAACGAGGTAGATATGATCGCACAAAAGCGCAGGGAACAACGTCCCGCACAAGTAACTCAGAAGGCACCAGTACAAGCCCCAGCCACGCAGCCACAGATGGCTTCTGATGAGAAAACGTCCGCCGTGGGCAACGATGCTTTCACGACTGACCGCGACGAACAGGGTAGCCCCAAGGCCCCTGAAAAGGCCGAAGTTCCACGTCTCGCTGCCAAGAAGAAGGAAGCACAGCCCGAAGTTGCTCCCATCGCTCCTCCTGCCCCAGCCCCCGCAGCCCCCGCCGCTGGCGGTGGATCGCTCGACGCCCTCTTCGCCAAATTGCCGTCTGACTTCCTCGCTGACCTCGTGAAGAAGCTGACCAGTCTCGAAGGTTTTGAACAGGACAAGGATGTACAGGCAGCCGTTGAGAACTTAGCTGGAAAGCTCCAGCAACGTCCAGTGGAAGCGGCTCCCGCTCCCGCAGCGCCCGGTGTTGTCGCTTCTGCAAAGAAGGCGGACGCATTCGGCGGCAAGCAGGCTCCTCCATTCGGTAAGAAAGACGAAAAGAAAGATGACAAGAAGGATGACAAGAAAGCATCCATCAGCCGTCTCGGTTTGAACTTTGTCGCCGCTGAGAAGGAAGCACAAGCCCCGCCCCAGAAGAAAGAATCGAGCGTTGGCAACCCGTTCGCGACCGCATGGTCGATGTATAGCAATGGTGACAAGATGTCCGCTGTCAAGGCTGCTGCCGATGTACTTGCGAAGATGGCGAGCGGTGCCGCTGGCGGTGCATGGTCAGCCGATTCGGACAAGGGCAACATCGTCGAAGATGGTGGACGTACACCAGAAGTCGGCGAAGCACACGGCAAGATCGATGAAGCTCCCGCCCATCTGGATCGTCCTACGACGACGCTCCCGATCAAATTAGCTGGCGAGATGACGGCCCAAAAAGCTGTAAAGGAGGCGGAAAGGCTGGGCAACGAGTTAAAGAAGACCTACCTTGACGCCAAATCAATCTGTACGGTGAACGATAGCCGTCCAGTTCGTGAGTTTGTAGAGAGTATCTTCCGTGCAGGTGACATGGCTGATGAGGCGGTTAAGACCCTCAACAAGCAGGTTATGCAGGAAGAGTCCGAAGAAGCGGCTGCGAAAGTCCGTGAGAAGAGCAATAAAAAGTCTTCTTTCGGAGGCTTGGCACTGGTAGCTTCAGCGGAATAAAAGAATCGGGGAACGAAAAACGCTGGGTCATCGTGTGGTGAATTTCACTGCCTTAGGTCCGTTAAGGTTACGAGCGATGAATTGGAACGAAGGTAGTTACGTTCCCCGAGTAGTGATTTCAGTTTTCTGGATTTCGCAACTGTAGTTTAGATACCCCTTTTTAAGGTGGGAGGCAAACATGTCCGAAGGTGGATACGTATATCGACAGGGTACATCACCCAACACTGAGACTGTAATTTCGTCTCGGTTCAAAATCTTTACGGATGCCGTTGATGTCGGCAAGTTCGTAAAGCTGGGCGTAACCTCGTCCTTCACTTACTCAGAATCGAAGACTGTTGATGCGGTTCGTGGCCTCGGCTATGGCGATCAGGTCGCGGAACTCGTTCCCGGCGTGACTCAGCCGCTCAGCATCTCGGTCACCCGTACCTGTTTGTATCTGGCGAACCTCATGCAGGTTGTCGGCTACAAGGCAGGCGTGAGCGGTGCAGTCCGCTCTCTTAAACATCATCGTTGGCCGTTCGACATCAAGCAGGAGATTGTATTCTCCCAACTTGCTACCGAAGACCCGAACGTTGGTCAGGCAACTCTGGCTGACATCCCGAATGAAGGTGGTCTGAACAACCTTGGCAACCCCGGTCTACTCGCAATCGCGACAGTGTACGAAGGCTGCTGGATGGAGTCTTACAACACGGCGTTTACGGTTGACACCGCCGCCGTCACCGAAGATTGCACCATCACTGTCACCGACATTTTCGATGTCGCTGGCTCGGTCTACGGCGAGTTCCTTGACGCAGGTCTTAACAAGGGCGATGCCACGGGACGTTCACTCCTCTACAGCATCTAACGAAACTAGGCTGAGGCGGGTACTGGTTATCCGCCTTTTCCTCTTGAGGACTTGAATGAAGCCTAGCAACCCACTCCTACAAAAACAAGCTCTCGACCCTTGGTTTGAACAAATCAACGAGCCCGATTACGCTGAGCACCAACACCACTCCGACCCCAGTTACACCACTCAAAACGGCAAGGATTACGCGGGACGTGGCACCACTGAGAATGAAGAGGGTGCGCTCCAAGACGGCATTCCCGCAGGTCTCCTCTCGGTTGAACTTGGCAAATCCGCCACGGCAGCATCTAATTACGAAGAAGTCTTGAATCAAGCTCTGGAAGCTCTTGAAACCCTAGCACAAGTAGGTCCAAGTGAAGACATCAAGGGTTGCGCGAGCATGACTGCGGGCGACCTGCGGCAATTCGCCGAGGACTACAAGGCAGGTAGAGCGCGACGGTTCTCAAGCGATGTAGATAATCCCAGCGTCACTACGATGCCCAGTGCTCCCGCCCCAGTCGATCCCGACAACGCAAAATTCTTTAAGGAGAGTGATCCCATGTCTAATGAATTTTCACCCGCCGAAGAGAAAATCAACGGTATCGTTGGGGGCGAGGGGTTTCACTACGGAGCCCGCGTGACCGATGGGACCACGTTGTGGTTTAGGGGAAGTAATGAGCGGCTTTCGTTTGATCCTAAGACTGGGAACGTCTCGTACCTGAGGAACGGAAAAGTTGAACTAGAGTGCCCCGTTGACCAACTTCAAAAGAATGTCGGTAGGATGCTCAAATCCTCCGCTCGTGAGTTCCACGAAACCCTGAAGAAGGCGTTGGGTCAGACGGCTGCTATTCGTCCATCGCCGACCAAAGTATTTGAAGATAAAGTCGATAACGCAACAGGAAAACAGCCCGTAGCACCGACAGAACCTTCCGATGACGATGTGATGAAAGCCAAGATGACGCTCGAAAACGCTGGGGTTGGCGATCAGATTGGCGTAAACGCGGCTAATCCCAACATGACCGTGCAGAAATGGCGTCGTAGTCATCCCAAAGAGCCGATTCCTGAAAGTGAACGTCGTCCACTTGATCCGTTCATTGAGTGGTGGGTTGCTGAGATTCGTGAAGGACGCACGTACAACAGCGACATGGGTGAGGCGCGTAGGGCGTATGACAACTTACCCACCAAAGACGCGGCTGTCACCAAAACCTACGGCACGGGCACACCCCCGGGCGGAACACCGAACGATCCAAGTGTAGATGTCGAAGAAGAGGATGAAGGGAAGACCTCCAGCCAAAAGCAAGCAGATGTTAGCATCCACGAAACACCGAAGTTTCTCCCACCTCGTGACGATATTCGTAGACACCTCGATGAAGATGTGCAGGATGAGGTGATGGAAGGCGTGATGGATGGTGTGAAAGATAAAACCGCCGACGCTATTGAAGGAGAAGTTGTACGAGGGGGTAACTGGAAGTTGTACGCTTTTCCTGTGGATACGCCCCTCGGACAATATGGGGAAATCAAGCGACCCGTTCCTCCGCACAGCACTTGGTATGTGGGTGATAAAGCCAAAGCACTCCCAATCGTGCAAGATAATTGGGGTCCATTGTCTCACGTACAAGAGAACCAACTGTTAGAACGCGGGTCATTGGACATGCCCGACGCCTTGCTTCGTTTGACCAACATGGACTACTCCAAGCCCATCGTCTGGCCGAAGAAGAAACTTCAAGCTTCAGATGACGATGAGATGGCGAATGAATATTACTTGGATAAGGTCCAAGGCATGAAGGCCGAAGCCAAGGAAGCGTTCATGACAGATGGTTCCATGCAGCAAGAAGCTCAAGACGCTGGTATGAGCGTGGAAGAACTGTGGAAAGAGATCGGTGGGGATTTCACCGAGAACTACTACATGTCGGCCTATTCCAAACACGGATCGATTGAAGTTCAGGAGGGGTTTAAGTGCCCTAACTGCAAGAGTATGAAGGGGAAAGCGGTTGAGGACGGTACGGACGACGCGGTAAGCTTGCGGGAGTGTTTAACCTGTGGGAGTTTTTACTAACTACAGCCCTCTTAAATAGGAACTCTATGCCCTTTACGAAGATAGCCAACGCCGCAGTGCAAGAACCAGTCATCGCACCCGAAGACTGGATTAAGCTACACGGAAAACACGTGTTCGGGCAGAAGTCTGCTTCGGGTTCAGCCGCCGCACAGACCTTTAGGAAATCCGCTGATACATCGAAATACCTGTTGTCCCACTGCACCATCATGGCGAGCGTTATGGTCGAGTCCGATCCCTACGATTACCTCATCAAGCCCGAATGTAGTCACCTCGTCAATAACAACGATGACGCATGGACGAACGAAGTTCTGAAGCTTAGCCACAGCAGCTTTGTTGGGGCCTTCAACTTCGTAGAGCACTTCCAGAATTCCAAATATGCGAAGGGGCACATACTCGATGCTATTCTTCGCAAGATCAAACTGAACGGCGATGGCTCTGTGTGGGTCTATTTCTGCGACATCCTTGTCGCCACGGACCTCGGACACGAGAAGCTGATTAACGACATCCGCAGCGAGAAGGTCAAGTACCTTTCGATGGGCTGCGTGACTGATCTCGTTATTTGCAGCTATTGCGGAGCCCGCGTTACCGATCAAAACACCTACTGCAACCACCTGTCGTACCAGAAGGGTATGTTCCTGACGGACGATGACGGTATTCCACGTCGTGTCGCCGAGCTTTGCGGACACAAGACAATGCCGCAGGGCGGCGTGAAGTTTGTGGAAGCGAGTTGGGTTGCTACCCCAGCTTTCCCCGGGGCTGCGAAGCGCAATACCGTGGCCGAAGAGTGGGTCGGGCCACGCACCAAGTACACCAAGTCATCGACTGCTGGCAAGATGGCAAAAATTGCCAGTGTAAATGATGAATTCGAAACCGTTAATTTAGGCGATGCTTTAATGAACGCGGACCTGCACGGGAGACTAATACGCTAATGGCAAACGCAACGAAATCAAAGTTGGCAGCGGCGAAAGCCGCACTTAACCGCAAGCAGGCTGATTTGGACGCTATTGACGACCAGATCATGGGTCTGGACTCTGGCATTCCAATGGACGCCCCCGCTACCCCCGAATTTGACCTCCTTACCGCGAAGCGCGAAGAGCTTGAAGAAGAGATTCGCACCATGCGCGAAGGCGTTCAGTTTATCTCCGAGTGGGAGAAACTGAAGGGCGGACAGTGGTCGGAAGGTATTCGGTCCCAGTTGGACGGCCTCGACTCAGAGATCGCCAATATAGCTGGCGGCGATGCCGCCGAGCCGGGTATGGGCGTAGGTCCAGATTTGGGAGCCCCAATGGGCGATCCCCTAGCTGCACCGCCTGCCCCAGATGCCCTAGCAGCACCAGCGGGCGAAGTGGCTCCTGAAGCCGCCCCAGCCCTCGATGCGGCACCCGATGCCGTCGCACCTGCACCAGAAGCACCTGCACCTGCCTTGGAACCTCCTTTGGCGAGTGCAAAATCCGCAGTAAACAAGAAAAATAACTATCAAACCTCTCAAAAGAGGGGCAATTCTGCTCCGCAGATGAAAAAGGAAGGCTCCAACATGGCAAACCCTACAGCTACCAAGCCCTCGAACCTGAAAGAGAAGCTTGCTGAACTGAAAACGAAGCGCGAGACGATCAAGAAGGAAGCACAGGTTCGCACCGCTGCGGCATATACTATTGCCAACACGATGCTCCCGAGCGCCCCTGTTGAGAAGCGTCAGGCATTCGCCTCCTCGCTACTCCAAGGTAACGACACCAAAGCCCTCGTTGCTGCCCTCCGTCAAACCGCGATCAACGCCCACTACTCCAAGGTCGCCGAACAATTCAAAGAAGTCCACAAAGTCGAACTCAATGATCTCCTCGAAGACCCGTCCGTTCTGAAGTCCGAGCGTTCGGCTGTCGAAAAGGAAATTAAGGGTGATGCGAAGTCGGCTACTTCGAAGAAGGCCGATGACCGCAAAGACGCTGGTCCGCAAGAAGGCACCTACGAAGATGGTCGCAAGGGCTCCGAGCCGAAGGAAATGGAAGCCTCGAAAGCTGGCGACCGTCCTGACGCTGGCGAGAAGCCCGGTCAGACCGTGAACCTTAGCGATGGCAAGTCCGCCGCCGCGAAGAAAGCATGTAAGGACGGCGAAAAGTGCGCTGGCTGCGAGAACTGCAAGAAAGCCGCTGAGAAGAAGTGCGACAAGTGCAAAGGCGAATGCAAGTGCGCTTCTAAGACTGTTGCAGCCAAGTCAAAGAAGGCCGATGAACCACCGATGGACGCTCCCATGGACGCCCCTGCTGGCGATGCACCCGCAATGGATGCCCCAGCCGCAGATTTAGGTGCCGAAGTTGATGCTCCCATGGACGCCCCAATGGAAGGTGATGCCCCAGTCGATGACGCAGGTGCGATCCTTACCGACGAGAAGAAGATGGTCGTTCAAGAAGAGATCGACACCGTTAAGGATGCCGTTCGTGCTCTTGAGACCGAGCTTCTTGAAGAGAACGAAGAGGAAATTCCTCTCGCTCTTGAAGAAGGCGAAGGCGAACCCTCCGAAGAAGAGCTTGACCTTTCGTCCGTGTTCGATCAGGGCGAGATGGAAGACAAGGCTGCTTCGCTTGCCAACGAAGGTGAAGAGCACACCGCAGGCGACGACGGGGATTTCTTTGCCCCAACATCTGCCGCAGGCATGGAATCTGTGCTCGACGACAGCGGTATGCAGGTAGCCAGTATCGAGAGCTATTTCGATATGCAAGGCTCCGACGCCGACCCACTGTACAGCTTGATCGCATCTGAAACCAAGGAGGCTGCTGCCGTTGCTGGTTTTGACGTGCTTGAGTCCTTCACTGGTGAAGTGGCGAACAAGATGAAGCAGGACGGCTCCGAAGGTCGCGACAACGAAGTCGATCATGATGAAGACCTCTTCGTCGAAGCAATGAAGGACATCAAGCCTGAGGAACAGGGCGCAAAGCGCACTCCGCAGGATGCACGTCCCGAATTGCAGGCTCCGAAGTCCGCAGCCGCAAAGACCGCAGCCAAGGTTCCTACAGGCAGCATCAAGCGTGTTCGTCCTGTCGTAGCCTCACCGAAAGCCGTTGACATCGCCACTGCGCTGTTCGGCAACGACGAGTAACCATAATAGAGGAATCCCTCTTACGGGCGTGAGTAATCTCGAACCGAGGATTGCGGTCTCGGACGCCCCATTCGACGCTGTTGGTGTAACCGATGCTTAGAGCGCCCCCACCGGGCAAAGGAACAGTAGAACTAGGTTCCGCACCCGCTGATTCCTCCGGCGCGGGTTGGAATTTGTACGCCTACAGCACTAACCCCCTTTCGCAGACGGACCCAACGGGGTTGGACGACATGGCGATAACCGATAGTTCTATTCAACTACTTTTCTCTGATTCCGGTGGGACCCCCTCAGACCCATCAAGCTGGCTCGGGGCAACCGGACCAGCGGGGCCTACGGACATCCCCGGAAGTGGACTGTGCTCTGCCCCGCCGTGCGCTTTTCAGCCCTCCGACGGATCGACAACACTGCAATCAACAACAATAGGGAGTAACAGCGACACCAACAGTCCGTCCTTCACAGGCGCGGGTATTGGGACGGGTTCATTTATATCTGGTCCATCTGCATCTATGGGTGATGGGGCACCAACAGGAGGCTCAAATTCGTCATGGGGAAGCCAAGACCCCTTGGTTCAACTTATCAACAAGACCTCAAACCTACTAGGTATGTCATCTATGGACCCCTCCGTGAACGAACAGGAGCGTTTAACTGGTATGTTGAAGATGGGTGCAGTCGGAGGAGGTGAGGGTACCGCTGCTGCTAAGGCTGCCTACGCCAGTGCTGGGGGAGTGCGTGTTTTCAGCGAATTAGATGCTGCTGCTGTCAAATCGGGATCGGACGCTGGTTACAAAGCTATGGACATTATGAGAGCAGCGGTGGAGAAGGCAGTTAAAATTGATATAGCGAATGGTGTCAAGCCGTTGGCCAACCCATCGCTATCTCACGATGTGGCTAACTTAGCAATGCAAGCCGCCGCTGATCCAGAATTTGCTCGATGGCAATTGAAGCAGTTATTGAACATACAGGCGCGTTTTGCAGTAGACGACCTCACGTTTAACTATTAGCCGATGAACCCCATGGTGGGGTCAGAATACACAATGAATGGGTCGCCAAAAGCGGCCCATTCACTTTTGTGAGTAGAAAACCTTCGGTCCTCTATAGAGACTGGATGCCTTTATCAGCGGGGCGTTCACTTCCTCGGAGACGGGCTCGTAGTGGGTGTCCCAGTAGCCAAGCTCATAGCCCTTCCAGCATAGCAGACTGATCGTGTGGGTCAGCTTGGGGCGTCCGCACTTGATACACCGTGGCTCAATCATCTCTCCATTATATATCACTACCTGAATCTTTTATATGGCGATCCAAGGCAAAATCTTAGCGGTGCAAATCCAAACCCCCGAGATCAACGTTCAACCTCAAGGCGGACAGGAACAAAGTGGGTACAGGTGCATTCTGGCTGTCAACTCCATTTTAGCTAAGGTTCAGACTACGGTCTTGTTTGGCGTCGATCTGTATGGTATTGGTCTGATGAGCAACTTTCCCGAAGAACAGATATTCCCGCGTTTTGTGAATTCATTCAAGGACAGACCTTGGAAGTGGGCGCAGTTGTCGGCGATTCCCAATCCCCCCATCCCGTACCCACGGTATCTTGCTCCAGCGCGACCTCCCGTTGCAACTGGGACTCTCACGGTATTGAACTCAGGCTGGGATGCCATGTACGGATATTGGATCGATTTCAAAGGGAACTACTTCTTGCATTTCCCCTTGTTCAAGGACTGGGCGAACATCGTTATTCGCGACGGTCCTGACTATAAGGGATTCCAACCATCCGCATATTCGGGCAGCGGGAAATCGGGCTCGGGTAATTGCAATCGCTAAATCGACCTGTTAATCACCGTGTTGAGTAGGTCCTGAGATATTACTGTGTCTTTCCGAGTTCTTTTCTTTTTAGGTACGAATGGTGTGTAGGGAACCCACAGGCTGCCGATCTTAACTTGCCATTGCCCATCCACCTGACGACGTTCTTGTCGGGGCTCCGTTTCTTTCCGCTTGATACAGTTGCAGTTGGCGCACAGAAGTCGATATTTCTTTGTAAATTCCGGGTCCAAAAGCATCTTGTGGTATTTCCATCCCCCAAACTTTTTGGGAAGTGGATCATCGCCGCTCGGAATCACCTGTAGGCAACGAATATCGGTACAACCACGACTCTCATCCTCGTTGATCCAGTGACAATCGGAAGACTGACAACACCCACCTAAACGTTGAATCGCTTCCTCTCGGCCCTCCGTACAGTATCCCATCTCTAATAATACTGAAAATCGCTAATGAACGACCTCTACCAAGGCTCGAAAAGCTACCCAGAAAAATGAGGGGGCTAACTCTTTGATAGCAAGCCTTTTCCAAGTTCGTGCCAGTATTCATGGCAAAATCTGAATTCGATAATTTGAATTTCCCAGTGTCATCGAAAAATTGAATTTTGGTCATTTATGAGTTCCTCCTGTAAGGAGAACAACTCAAATGTCTGAATGCATAGTTTACGGTTTCACATGGCAAGGCGCTTGGAACGACACTCAAACCTATAACCCATACGATGTGGTTCAACGCAACGGCTCATCGTACAACGCCGTAGCGCCTATGCGTCTGGCTCACTAACAGCGGATGTTGGCGTCTACAATACATCGGGTGCCCTTCAGTGTAGCAATGGGGGGGAAAAGTTTGTCGTCTGGGTTCAGTGTACAAACTTTTGCCATGAGCACTGCAACAACCCTTCCAGCGGGAGAGTACCTCTTCGCTACAACAGCGAGTACGGGAGGATTTCGTGTTTACGCCTCAAGCAGTGCGGGGATAAGCTATTGGCCCCTCACCACATCCACATCGGCGTCCAGTGGGGTACTACCGTCAACAATCACTCTAAGCCCATCGGCGGCATACCAAAGCACTAACGTGTTCACTCCAGTGATGATTATCACTTAATAAAAAACGGGGCGTGACTCTTCATTTAGAAGGTCACGCCTTTCCAATTATAGATTGTCGAACGGTGGACGCTGTATTTTTCAGCAAATTCGGCAACAGTTCCTTCCCACGTTAACCAGACTTTGTACAATCCGCTGTAGTGTAAACAAAAGCGCCGATGACCGCCGTACACGCCCTTAGTGACCTGTTTGAATTCCGTGCCGCAATCGGGACAGGTGAAATCTCTAAGCTTTGAGTTTTCCACCTTGTTGACGGCTGTGGAGAGTTTGCTCATCTCGTTACGACGGTCGTCATTCCAACTTGCCGCTATTTTTGCGCGTTGAGCAGCAGACTTGGGTTTACCCTTGAACAATAGGCTGGTGGTCTCTCTCTGCCGTTTAGTTGAAACCCTTCCCAGCGCCTTTATGCGTAATTTTTCACGTATCTCCTGTGTCGCTGGCACGCCATCCCCGCCCAATGTCATGTTGTAGCCATTGGGCGAAAGGGTTTCGATGGCTAAAATCCACAACCGTTCAAGTTGGTTGAGTTCCTCGGTTGTGGTTGCTTCCGCTAATTGCTGGACGTGAAAATTCTCGGAACCGTGCTTACGAATGGCGCGGTACAGGTACTCTTGATGGCGCTTCGGTTGCTTTGCGTTTTTCAGGTGTTCGCGCCATCTTCCTCGAATAGTCTTTTCGGTTTTACCGATGTACATCTTTCCGTCAATCAAGTTGGTTACCAAATAGACAAACATAAAAACCCCACACTACTTAATACGGTCAAATCTACAAAATCGCTAGTTAGTGAAAATTTTTGATACGTATGCCTTAGATGAGAGTTGTTCAACCTATAGTCCATCGCCCCCAAAAGGCCGGATTGGGAAGGATAATCATACTCTCGTACCAAAAGTACAAACTGGAGAAACCAAAATGAGTGTGAAATTACACTATCTGGGTCAGAACGATTCCGTTAACTGCACCCCAGCATTGTTCCTCACTGGCGATCCGGGAACTGACCAACAGACGTTAGCTGCTGGCGGGTATGTGGGCGGTGTGATTGTAGCCATCACTGGCGCAAGCACCAACGCAGCGTATCCAATCCAGTCGGCGAACCAACCTGCTTTCGGACTCATCGGTAACATCGTTCCGTGCGATACAGACGGCGGCAGCGGTGGAGCTTATGGTGCTGGAAACGGTGCAGTGCCCTTCGCAACACTACTCAATAACGGCGGCGAATTCGCTGGCGCTATTGGGCCTTCCGGTTCCAAGAAAGCCCCCGTTGTCCGTGCCATGTGGCAAGGCATGGTGGGTAACTCGGACGGAAAGTGCTACGACTCAGGAGCGACATTCGTCCTTGGCGGATATCTCTACTGCGGTTCAACCACATTCACGAACGTCGGACAGTACACCTCGGCAGCACGCAGCAATGCGACAGCGATCAAGGTTGGTATCTGCACCCACGTCCCAACCGCGACCGAAGCTTGGCTCGGCGTAGCGTCACTACTGTAAAGGAGAAATAGAACATTATGGCAAACCTTTCTCGTACACAACAGCAGACGGCTATGCTTGGACAGTTGCTCAAGACTGCGGGTGGTCGTCAGAAATTAGCGGCTTCGTTGGGACCGTCCCTCCGTCGTCGTCGTGACTATATGAGCATTGCTCGCAAGGCTCTTATGGTTGAAACTCTTCCCGATGGCGCTCTGCCCATCTACGATAAGGAATTCGATGTAAGCGCGATGACTGTGGGCTCGACCCCCGGCTCGTCCTTCGTTGAAGCCTTTGTGGTAGGTGAAGAAGGCGGCGACATCGTGCGCGTTACCAAGCCAAAGCGTGTCACGGTTCCGACGTTTGAAATCGTGTCCAACCCGATGATTCCGATCACACAGATCAAGGAACGTCGTTTCGATCTCGTTGCTCGCTCACTCAACCTCGCAAAGGCTGAAGTAGGCGCGGCAGAAGATGGTTACGTGTTCAACCTGTTTGACGGCGTTGCCGCAGGCGCGGTAGGCCACGCACCAAACGATCCGGTTTACAACCCCGACATCGCCATCAACGCTCCCATCGACATCAACTCGTTGGCAGACGGCTTTGGTCAGGTTGCACGCCACGATCTTTCCGTTGCGTTCATCTTCTTCAATCCCCGTGATTACACGGATTTGTTGAAGTGGACTCAGCAAAACATCGACCGCGAAACACAGCGCAAGCTGTTGAAAACGGGCGTGATGGGCTACCTCTGGGGCGCAACGCTTCTCCAGTCTCGTAAAGTCGGCTACGGCTGCATTTACATTCTGGCGGACGCCGAGTTCTTGGGTGTCATCCCCGAACGTATTCCGTTGACCGTGATGTCTGCCGACCGTCCTGACCTCCGTCAAATCGGTTTCAGCATCTTCGAGAACTTGGGCTTCTTGGTGTTCAACCCATCAGGTGTCCAGCGTCTCACCGTCAATGGCCGCTTCAACGCGACCTCCAACTTCGGCGAGAACTAACCTTCTCGTTGTCGTGGTTCAACTTAGGGCTCGGAGCAATCCGAGCCCTTTTTCTTTTTCCCCAATACCCTTTTCTTGGGTATTAGATAGCTAGGGGTAAAAATGCAGAAAAGCTACGTCGCGAAGTCCCCCATCAATTTTGTGCAGTTTAGTTTTCGTGTCAATACGGGGGATATTCTCGTTCACGACACGACGAATCAACGCCTTACCGTGTACCGCAACGGGCAGATCGTCAAGACCCTGAAGCAGTCTTCGCTGGGCATGAGTGCCCTTATCAAAGATCGCTCCGCTGAAGAAGTTGTTACCAAGCCAGTGCCACAACCTATCGACCCTGTAGAAACCCAGCGGATACTGAAGCTCTCGCTGCCGAAACTCAAACCCGACCTATCAAAAACCCCATCAACGCCGCAAAAACCGACTAAGGAAGAGCTTCAACAGAAGCGTAAGAAAGCTCAACCGACCGAGGTCAGCACGGATAACCCAGTGTTCCGCGAACGAATGGGTCTCAAAGATGGTGAGGACCTCGAAGACCCAACGGTACGTAAACGTCTCGGCCTCGGTCTAAAGCCTAAAGCCTTGTAATGCCCCGCACGCCAAGGAAAACTCAGTGGTGGAAAACCATTCGCAAGTGCGAAGGTCGTTGTTGGTACTGCGGCTATGCGCCTGCCGAGCTTTGTGACCTCACCGTAGACCACGCAAAGCCCGTCAGCCGAGGTGGGCCGAACGCCGAATGGAACCTCCTGCCCGCATGTGAATACTGCAACCGATTGAAGGATAACATGACGGTTTCCGAGTTTCGGAAGCTTGTCAAATTGCAGGTTGTCCGCAACCTCATATCGTTGGGCTATATCGGGGACGGTCTAAGTCGTTTGAAAATAGTATTTTACGGAGAGGGGTACGATTCCGTATTGGGCTTCTGACTTTCAGTTTCTTCAGATGAGGGCTTCTGTCTAAAATGAGCATCTTTGTCACCATTCCCCTATCCAAACTGTACCAAAAATTTGGGGTAAAGACTGCGATTTCGTTGCCCGATCTCGTCCGTCAGACGAACGCCTTCTCGAAAAAATATCGTCCCGGGTGTACGCCGTCGCTGCTCGACTCGAATCCCAAAGCCTTGTTCCTCCACTACAATGTCAAATGTAATAAGGAAGACTCCGATCCATCGGGGCACGATGTGCGGGTGCAGTTCGACACGACAAAGGTACAGGAGTCGAGCCAAGCAAAAGACCTCGACGTGCAGATTAACTGCTCCTGCCCTGCGTTCTTGTATTGGGGTGCCCAGTGGAACCTCCATCAGCGAGATGGGCTGCTAGGGACGCCCAGACCGCAGCTACAGGCCCCCTCAGAGCAGCTTGACCTCCGTGGGAACTTCGTCATCTGCAAACACCTTCACGCGGTGTTCGAGCGCATCTTACCGAGCGTCCAGCACAACATCGTGAAGATACTGCGTGAGCGGGTGGTTCAAGAGAATAAGGACGAACTCGATCAGACGCCAGAACGTCTCCAAGAGAAACAGGAGGAGATGAAGAAAAAGAAAGAACTGGAGAAGATCAGGAAAGTCAAAGACAAAGAGGTTCAAGACAAGTTGTACGAAGCACTGCGTGAACAGGAGGAAGCCCGCCTGATGCACGAAGAAGAACTGGAAGATCAAGTGGAGCCCGTGGTGGAACGCGATAAACCAGCGACCGCCCCCGCCGAGGAAGAACCGAAGCCGAAACCCGCTCCTGCACCAGCACCAAAGCCCGCCCCTAAAGGAGAAGAAGAGGCTATTCAGAACCTTTATCAGGGCGAGCAGGAGAGTATTGAAGAGAAGCACCGTAAGGGCGAGCCGGACGTGCACAAGGGTTTACCATACGAGGAAACAGAGGCAAAGCCAGTGAAGGAAAAGAAGTCACCAGAATACATGGAAAAACTTCGAAAGGTCTGGAAGTACGTTAAGGACCGTGCAAAAGAATTAGCTGTGAGCGAAGAGGGCAAATAACCACGTGCAAATAGTTCAGGCACTCACGAACGGGCCGTACCCGAATAGAATTCAGCTTGTAGTGAACTCGCCGTACTTTGGCCCGTTCATGCAGATTGGACCTCTTGGTGCATTCAATCCCGCTCGCGACCTGAGCATCTACGTGGACGGGTCACTTCAGACCGTGCAATCGTGGGCGTTCGACGGAACCAACAACCGCTACCTGATATATCTGGTTCAAGCCATAGACCCTCAGGGCTTCGTTCAAGTCGTTCATCACGTGCCCAACCCGCCTTTTGTAGCATTTTTATCGGGGTCGCCAGTCAGCGCCCTATTTGTACCCGGATTTGCACTGGTTGCCACCTACATTCCCACTGGTGACGTTGTAAGCCCGTTCATGTCGCTGGTCGCCGATCCTAACATTGTTAATGACATCGCTGGCTCACCAGTACCTAACTCCGTATTTTTGTTGTGGTTGACTGAGGGTGTACCACAAGTCGTCATAACGGATACAAATGGACTTAATACGATGCTCTTAGGACCGAGTGGCGTATACATTTTGGATATAGTGTTTGGACCCGGATGGGGTCAGCAGTGGGGGGTGAGTTGGGGCAGCGGATTGGCTTTAGGCACCATCACCCTGACGATGAATGGCTATCCTGCGACCGCTACAAACGCCGATTTGGGTCTCCCGATTGCTGGTCTCGCCCCCGTTACCGCGACCATCACTGTAGTCTAAACGAGGACTAACGAATTCTTACTTGAGGACGGTTAAACCATGAGCATCCACTTCGGCCCCAAAATTCCGCAGTTATTCGTTAGCGCAGCCCTCGGTGACGGCTATTACACCGCAGGCGAAGCGTTGCTGCGCGGGCTTCAGGCACTCGTTGAGTCGAACGTTATCAGCGTCGGGTTGAACACACCGCCCGTGTCCCCCGCCAACGGAGACTCCTACATCATTGGAAGCAGTCCTACGGGTGTGTGGTCGGCTCAAGCTAACAATCTCGCCTACTGGTCAACCGACAATCCAGCGGTTCCAAGCGGTGAATGGGAATACTACACACCGAAAAATGGTTGGGCTGTGGGCAGCGGAAACGCGCTTTACATTTTTAATAACGGAGCTTGGGCTACTACGACTTTGGCTTCGTTGTCCGATGTGTCCCTTCCCTCAGGCCCTTCGTCTCCCGTCACCACGCAATTAGCTACGGCAGCAACTTACGCCGTACTGGGAACCACGGTCACGAACTCGGATGGTGCGGGCACGGTCATCAGCGGTGGAAATGTCGGAGGCACAACCATCACCGCAGGCACCCCGCCATGGACTTTGACACCGCCTACGACAGTTATCTCGCCTGTCGCATCTCAAGCCTTGACGGACCTCAACACGGCAATCACTCATTACGAAGGTTTGACCTTCATCCAGACACTCACTACAGCAGACATGGGCACCCAGCATTCAGCGGGTGCTCCGACTGGCACCTACTATGCGGGCAATTATAAGAGTGGATCGAGCCTTGCAATCAGCACACCAATCATTCTTGATGCACAGGGCAGTCCGAACGCTGTGTTCGTATTCTACGCGACCGCTTCGACAATCACTCAGGCTATTGCTGGAACGATCACACTAGCCAATGGTGCTCAAGCTGCTAACGTAGTTTGGGTCGTTGGAAGCTCATGGACAACGATTGGTCCGGGTGCTGTTACTGTGGGTAACATTCTCGCTGTCTCGTCGATTACATTGGGCGGTGGGTCGTTGGCAGGCCGGGCACTAGCCAACGCCGCCGTTACCATGAATACTGCTACCACCATCACCGCCCCACCATCAGGAATACCGACTGGGGCTGTCCTTACTTTCAACGGAACTGAATTCGTTGCTACGGTTCCGAGTTCAGGTTTTGCAAACCCCATGACCACCGTTGGGGATATGATCTACGAGGGCTTGACTGGTTCCCCAGCCGTGCTCGGCCCCGAGCGACTACCAATCGGTACTTCTGGTCAAGTATTGACGGTGGTTGCAGGTGTACCCGCGTGGGAAACGGCGGCAGGTGGTGGGTCAAAGTTCCAGACAGCAGGACTGGGTTGGTTTCTTGGCGGTCAGGACTATAGCACAGTTGGGACTGGAGCGGGCGGAAGCATTCACACTAACAATGTCGTGAATGTAATCCAAGTCATTCTCGAAGTTGAGTTTGTCATATCCCACGTCACGGCTACCACGGTCACAGGTTCGGGTGCTGGCGGTTGGATGACGTGTGCTCTCTACTCAGCGGATGGAAATACGAAACTGATTGACGCGGGAGCAAATTTTCTCGACACGTCAAATCACAGCCAATGGACTAAACAGGTTGCGGTTGGGCCTGTCACTCTCCCTTCGGGAATTTACTGGTTCGCGTGGGGGAGTTACGATGCCTCAAACGGCGGTTCCGTGTTCAGCCATCAGGATTCCACTTCGATGGCGAACCTCCTGAATCAATGGTCGTTTCCGTACTCGTCTCCAGTCCCACCCGTCCGATTTGGTTCAGCCGCAAATGCAATCACAGGCGGTGGGGTTATGCCCACCACTCTGGGCACGATTACGCCATTCTCGTTCGGGGGAGAGCCAGTCGTGCCTGTTGTAATGTTTAGCGTTTAAGGAAGGTCGTCATGAGACAGCGTACCTTCGCAAGTATAACGAAACTCAACTACAGTCCCCCTTTGCAGGGGGTATTCCTCCCTTCGGAGCTTAAAATGGCAAAGAAAATCGCAGCAGCAGACGCAACGGCAATGAATTCGCTCTACAAGGGTGAACTCGGTCGCCTCGGCCTCAAAGTCGCACAGAAGGACGCGAAGGACTCCCCAGCGGGGCAATCTCACGATCCTCAGGCTTTCGAGGACCACGAAGACTACATGAAGACCCTTGAGTCAGTCTTGAAGGAAGACGAAAAGACTGGCGGCGACCCTAACGACGAGATCACCGACTAAGAGAGGGAAAGAATGAAGCTGGACGCCACACAAGCGGCGGCTGCCAAGCTTTCCCACCTAATCGAGCCCGGGCGTACCGTCTATTCCACGGACGGACGCGCCTATCGGGTTCTGTCTAAGATCGCCTCTGGGGGCTCCCTGAGCTTCCGTCTGGCAAATCTTCAGGGACAGCCTGTAACCCCCGTAACCTTCTTCCCGATTGACGGGACTCGGATGCGTTTCGCGTCCTTCCTGAAGTTCGCCTACAACAAAGACATCACCAATATCGTCAACGAAATGATTCAACAGGCGGGCCTACCCATCGACCCCAAGATGGACTGGTCTGCGTACCTTACGAAGACCTACGCAGCAAACCTCAGGTCCGTAACCACCGATCCAGACATTCAGGATGAGGTGATCTATCGGACTGTCATCTATCTTTTGTTTGAACGAAAGAACAAGAACGGTAAAAAGGTTCTGGAGAACTTCGCCGAAAAACTTAAGAACTTCGATGTAAAAACCCAGAAAAAGCCACTCGCAGAACAGGTCAGCGACTATTTGAAGGGTACCTTCCTTTACTACGCCAAAGATCACGCCAAGCAGGACGCGATTGCCTTGATGCGTCCCGAAGAGTTGAGTATGGAACAACCCGGCGAAGAGGGTGAGACATACAACATTCTCGACACCGAAGAACACGCCACACTTCCGGGCGTTGGACAGGGCGAGGCCGACCGAGACATCGATCAGTTTATCGAACAATTCCAAGAATGGGTGAAGACCAAGGAGACCCCGAAGTCCGCCCCCAACTATGCCGCATTGCTCAAGATTTACTGGGAACAAGCCCAGCAGTCCGAGCGTGGCGATGTTAAGATCAGCGATTTGACTCAAGAGTGGATTCGCCGCACGGGTCTGAGCTTTGACTCCCTGAAGCAGTATCGGGATAAGATTGGCGGCTTGATTCGGGACTTCGTTTACGAGAACAAAGCCCAATTGGGCAACTCTTATAAACTCGTGGACCTGTTGCAGCACATGTTCCCGCCGCCTCCGAAGGCGAAAGCACGTCCAGCCAAAGCTTCGTCCGATCAGTCAAAGCAAGCGATGAACGCACCGGATTTGAGTATAGAGACGCTGAACAGGATGTATCGCATTCAACTCGAAGGACTGGCACAGGGGGACTGTGAAGGCGATGGCACAGAAACCTGTGATTGCGAAACGTGTGAAGCACGGGAAGAGTTAGAGCGACTCACGGGAAAGCAAGCTACAAAGAAACCCAAGTGCCCACACTGTGGCTCGTCCGACTACGGTTTGATGCCCACGGATTTCGAGACCGCTAAATGCAACGGTTGCGGTAAGAACTGGGAGCACGGCATCGTCAAAGGTATTAACGACCCCAAGACGGCTGCTCAATTGTGCAAGAATTGCGGGATTTATTATGGGGGGTATACATGCCTTAATTGCGGGCGAGCGGGGAATAAGCTGGAAGAAGCCGTCTCCCGCTTCAGCAAAGAACTCAAGAAATTTCCGAAGGGACCAACGGGCATGACACCCGACGATGTGAAGGCTACCCCAGAATGGCAGGAAGCGAAGCGTAACTACAATCAGGCTTTTGAAAAGCTGCGGGAATTCAATTCTCAAAAGCAAGGTGCGGAGAACCTCGGCCAATGCTCTTGTGAGTGGTCGGAATGTCCACTGGGTCACCAAGCAGGTGGCTGTCCGAATCCCGCCGTCCACATGCTCGAAATTTATGGGTTCAAGACCCGCTACTGCCAACCATGCACCGACGAAACTATCGAGTACATCCGTCTGGAACACGGTACGGGCGACCCTGACGATACGGTTAAGATTCTGTCGAGTGAAGATGATGATCCACCAGCGCCCGACTCCCCAACCAAGTGCGGCACGTGCGGTAAGGAATGCGGAAGTAAGGTCTGCGATGAATGTCGTGCTCGTTATACGAAGTCTTCGGCGTTAGACCCATCTGACGAATCTTACGACAAGAAGTGTGCGGTATGTGGTGAGAAAAATTTCGACCGTATTAGCGGACGGCTGGTCTGTCAAACTTGTCACCCCGAAAAGCATGTAAAGGAATCGAGCAAGTATGGCGACAAGATCAAGAAGAAGATGGAGGCTCGTCGCGGTGAGTCTATTGAGACAACTCTTAAGAAGGCGGACGACGAGGAGAAGACCACTCTTCAGAAACTCCCCAACGATGGCGGCTTTACACCCGTTGCAGGTATCGAGAAAGAAGGGATGCTCGGTCACGATTTCGTGGACGCCGATCAGCAAACGATCCGTCCCGACATCACGCCCGGAGATACGGGACGTGTGCCGCACGGACGCACGCAGGGCAGCGGCAGCGGTATGTCACGTTGCAATTGCGGCATCACGCCGTGGGATTCAGGAATCCACAAGGAATGGTGCTACGTTTCCCAACACCCCCGAGAAGAAAACGATTTGACCGCAGGTTCGAAGGAAGCTGCGGAATCGACGGGCTGCGGCTGCGTACATTGTGGTACGCCGCACTCGGCATGTATCGGATTCAAACACAAGGTCGGCCCATGTGATTGCAGAGAGAAGTGGGACAGTCGGCAAAAACTTGACGACCAGCATAATCCAGCAAAGCGAGATTGGCAGTCTGGAGAATGGTTCAATCGCAATCGTGTTAAGGAATCTGCGGACGCACTACGCTTCGTTGTAATGCCGGGTCCATACCCACTGGAAGTACACAAAGAAAACTGCCGTGACATGAACATGCCGAAGTACCGCAGCGCACCCAAAGATTGGGTTCTTACGGGGAACTCGGTTGACGAAGTGGTGAACGAAGAGGCAAGCGAGTTGAATAGTCAGTTCGACCATCCGTATGAGACCAAAGAACTTTTCCGTATCATGCCTTGCTGCCGTAAGAAAGTTGCGACATCGTTGCAGGTGTTAGAATGCTGCGGCTCGGTCACTGGGCATCACAAGCCCGACTGCAAGGTGTACAATGAGAACTTCAACAAGACCCTGACTCAGTTGTACCCAGAAAAGTTCAAGACTGACGAGAAGATCGTATCCGCAACGAAGACAGCGGGTAAATGGAAAGTCCTCCTGCGTGATTCCAAGGGTCAGCAGCGTGAGCAACAGGTTTCAGGCGTGGATTACAGTTCAGCCTCCCGTGCCGTGAGAAAGTACATGAAGGAAGGCGAGAACGTTGTGTCGATGACTATCGCGAGCAAGAAAAAGACGGCAGCACCCGCATCGGCGGCTCCAGCAAAGGCTGCACCAGTACCCGTACCAACGCCAATGCCCGCTGCTCCGGGCGGTGTAGTCGGGCAACAACCCGGCGTACCTATCGCTCTACCAAGTCAACAAGAAGATCGTATGCGGAAGACCGTTCCACCTGAGCTTCCCGGAAAGAAGTGGCACATGAGTTCAAAGACAGCGAGCATTCTCGAAGACGCCTTCCAGTATTTTATGGAAAGTAAGAAAGATGGCGGACTAGCCGACGTGTTTAACGAGACGTACACCCGCACGGGCAAGGGCGAAGACAAGTACATGGCCGTCAGCAAGCTCATGATGGACTTTGAGTACGCTTTCCAGCGCGAAGAGGACGGCTCCCTGAGCGACATCGACGACTACCGTGAGGACGCGGAGAACGCCCTGCGTGAGATCGTTGGCGACGACCCGAACTACAGTGAGAGGACCGACAAGACTGCGGATAGTGAGGGACTTAAGAACTTGATGAATACCCCGTGTATGCTGAATGAAGAGTCGGGAGAACGCTTAAAGTCTGAACAGAATACGCCCGGGATGGAAGCTGAGGTCGCTACATTGGCACAGACCCACCCCGAGACCGAGATTCACGAGAACTGCAATCCATACTTTGAGCACGATCAATGGTGGGTGGTTTGCGGCCCGTGCGGTGCCATTTGGTCCGTTGTCGATGTCGGTAATTTAGCCGAGAGCGGTCTTGATCTGGAAGCAGTTGAGATGGGCGATGATTCGTGCCAAGATAATTTCCATGAGTCTTCTACGATTCAGGTTCCACCGTCGTTGGCGACTCAAGCACAGAAAGTAACTTCATCCAAGGAAGTTGACTGTGCGGGCTGCGGTAAAGTGTTTGACCCCACCGATGTTGAGGAGCAGGGCCACGAGTCCGAAGGTAAATGGTACTGTGGAGATTGCAGCAAGGAAGCCTCGGGCTCAAAGACAGCATGGACTGACGAGGGTGAAGAGGAAGAGACAATTGAAGATCGTTTGGAATACCTCCGAGGCGAACTCCGCGCCGAGCGGATCAGTCAGGGGGAGTTGATGGAATTACAGGGTCTTGTCGATTACATTGATCCCGGCGATGTGGAGTTGTTGGAAGCTGCTGGTGTCGAAGAAGTTATACCTCAGCCTGATATACCCATTGAGACACCTACGTTCGATGAAGCCGATAAAACTCGTCTGAAGGGTCTTGGTGTAATCGGAAAGAAAAAGAAAGCGTTCGAGCCCGACGCCAACAGTGGCATCCGTGGGTCGAATGACGGCACGTACATCTATCAAGCGGAACTGTGGTGCCCGACTTGTGCGAAGGAGATCGCAGCCGACATCCAGCAGAACTATCCTCAGCAGGTTCCCGCTGATCCAACGGACGAGCGTTCCTATGATTCGGACAACTACCCGAAGGGACCTGAGTTTGAGGGCGAGTCCGATTCACCCGATCATTGTGCGGGCTGCAAGATTTTCCTTGAGAACCCCCTGACCACGGACGGCTACGAGTACATGAAGTCGATGGTTGATGAGGCTCTGGCAAAGGGTCGCGGCGAAGAGCCGCACATTAAGGAGTGGATGGATTTCTACGGCTATCACGGTCCTGAGGTAGAGGAAACCGAAGAGCATGAGGCGTCCGATGCCTCCGATAAAATCAACGCGATGCCGCAACGCGGCAGACCAAAGAGCCCATCACAGTTGGGTCTTCAGGAAAAGTCAGAACTCGATCTGCGTAACGAGGGAATCCCTCTAAGAAGCAGCGAGGATAAGGAAGCAGCCATGGACAACAAGAAAGCAGCAATCGCACAGCCCACGTCTGGCGAAGACGAAGGGTTCAACGTCAAGGTCGTCTACAACAAGTACGGCATCACGCTGGAGCCGACCGCAAATCTGCTCAGTGATGTGCAGGGTATCGGCGAAATGATTAACAAGCCGAACATCTTCGAACTCATGGAGGACTTCTTCACCAATGGCTGGGAGATGGTCAACCCTGAGGACATCGGAGCACTGACATCCGGCGAACTCATGAGCGACCAAGATGGCAACGTCTACTGGCATGAGCGTTACCAGATCGAGGACATGGTTGAAGAACTCATGAACGGCAACAAGGTCAACTTGCAGTACGGCGGCAACCTTTTCGAAATGGACGAGGGCAGCGAGATCGCCCCGCCCGCCGAGCCCGACCCGAATCAGATGGACCTGCCGCTCCAGTCTTCCGCTGAAGACACCGACTACAAGGACTGGCAGTACGAGGTCGCTAACGGTGACACCAAGCTGAATTTTGAGGATTGGAAAATGCACAAAGAGGAGGCCGACAAGTTCAGTCCAACGAGTTCCGAGGATACTGACCACAAAGACTGGCAGTATGAAGTTGCCAACGGCGACACCAAACTGAATTTCGAACAGTGGAAAGAACACAAGCGGGAAGCCGATTCGTTTGGTCCGAATAAAAAGGAAGCCACGGGCGAGATGAGTCAGGGCGAGCTTGACGCCACTGGTCGCGAGGAATGGCCGATGCACTACAACATCGCCGATGCTCTCGGGGCTGAAGTAAAGCCGTTCGATCAGTATCAGGGTCCGTATGTTCGCGTACCCGAGGGTCGTCTGTGGGTCACCACCCCTGAAGGGGCTGGCGACGGAGCAGAACTCATTGTTTGGAACGAGCACAATCGTAAGTCAAGCGAGCCGTTTATGTGGGATGATGAGAACGCGGCAGTCGATGCCGCCCTCAGCGTCATGGACAATCCCCCAGCAAACACTTTGCCTTGGGGCGCGGAGCGCGAGGAGCAGTTGAAGAACGGACCTGACACGTCGGATGTTGAGGACACAGTTCCAGCGGAACATCCCAAGGACTGGACGCCAACGTATGACGAGGGCGACAAAGCCCGTCTGAAAGGACTCGGCGTCAAGGGTTCAAAGAAGCGGGCCGCACCCGGCGACGGTGGGCTACAACGCGACGTGCAGAACCAGTACGAGAACCACCCCGTGGTTCAGATGCTTTGGGATTCTCTGAAGCGTGATCCCCAGCACAAGGATCGCGTCCAGACGGCATGGGGCACCAAGACGAAGCAGGGCTTAGTGTTGAGCATTGCTCGCGCTATGAAAGAGAGCCCAGCTTCGGGAGAATAGTCGGTTAAGAAAGGTGTTTTGCCATTTTTAAGATGGATGTAATGAAGTCTTCATAAGACATTGAGCCTTTCATGTGGTTACAGATTTTGCAACAAGAGACGACATTCCCAGTGATATAGCCTTGTGAGTTATTTTTACGGTCAATACCGCTGTATGTGATTCTTCGACAACAATTTTTGGGGGGATCATCGCAGTAGTGGCAATTGCTAGAAGTTAGAATTTTGAATTCGTCATCGGTAAGAGACCATTCGAGTTTGCGTATCGTGGCTTGGTACTTGTACTTCCAGTACACTTGATTTCGGTTTGGTTGGGGTGTGATTCCAAGCCGCCGACAACTTTTTTCGATGCGGATGCAACCGCAGCTTTTGGTGTTGCCGTTAAGTAATGAGGAAGCTCGAACTTTTTTCTCGGGACTCCCACAGGAACAGCGAACCCACCACATGGTGCGACGTGTCCCCGAAGCATTTGTTTCAATGCCGTGAAATCGGTCAACGATTAGATTACCGAATTTTCGACCTTTCAGATTTTCAGTTTGACGAGGCATAAAACCATTATCTCACAATAAGGTGTGCGAAAGATGGTTTTTGTGATTTGTAGACTATTGCACATATATTTAGGTGGAGGAACACCATGGCAAAAGAAAAGAAAGCAGATCGTGAGGCCGTCCGTAAGGCTATTGTAGCCCGCCGCGAAGCCCGCAAGCAGGAAAAGACCGCCCAATACACGAAAATGCGTGAGACAGCGGTATCCCCAGCGAAGTTCGCCAAGATTCTCGACGATCTCGTAGCGAAGACCGCTCGTCAAGCCGACAGTATGGAAGCTCTCCGTTACAACCTCGGCCTTGCTAGGGTCGCCAAGGAAGCTCCCACCAAAATTCGCATCGCCGCCGCCAAGAACTACGGCAAGAAGTTTGTCCGTATCGCCGACGAGCAGCCCGATGTTCTGGCTGACGCTCTCACGCAAGCTTATAAGGGCTTGGATGAGCAGGCAGCGGCCATGGAAATCGCCGCCGAAGCTCTGGGTATCGATCTCGGTGCCACGTCCGCTGAAAAGGCATTCACCGACGAAGGCAAGCACGAGCTTGAGCTTGGTGAAGACAAGGGTGAAGCTGTAGCCGAAGTCGAAGGGCCTGACTTCGAAGCAAAAGAAGAGACCGAAGCTGAAGACGCCGCCGAGCCTGCTGACAAACCCGCAGCCGAACCTGAGGAAGATAAGGAAGCCAGTGGCAACGATGCTTTCAGCACCGACCGCGACCCATCGGGTGCACCCAAGGCACCGCAAAAAACTCAGAGTCCACAAGCTCAAGGTCAATCCGAACAAAACAAGGCAGGCTCCAGTAAGACTGCAATGTCACGTAAGGATTATATCTTACTGGCAGACGCGATCAAGACTAGCCAGTTAAGCGGTGCTGACAAAGAAGCTTTCGCCAACCATCTATCGTCGTCCCTCAAGGGAGACAATTCCGCGTTTAACCCGACCACCTTCGTCGAATACACGATGGGACGGGCGGGTAATCGTGGCGGACCAGTGAAACCACAAGGCCAACCGCGTAAACCACGCCCTGCCCCAATCACCGCTCCCGCAGGCGTCTAAAATGTTCTTCGTCTTCACAGGTGAGGAATACTACCCGGGAGGAGGCTGGACGGATTTCCAAGGCACCGCCGCCACTATCGAGGAAGCTCACACTGTGGCGGAATCCGTGCTAGGCACCGATGAATGGTATCAGATCGTTGACGCGGACTCACTCAAAATGATTGAAGAGGGTCAGATTGCGGATGTAACCACGTATGACCCCTACGAAGAAAAACGACAGACGAACCCAAAATGAATCCTCATCCGCATACGCCGTTCTGCCAGTCCAATGCATCAATCCAAGCTTGTTGCATCGCTTGTAAATGGATCGTCGATCAGCAGGCAGGTCCCACGCCAAAATTCGTTGAGCCTCAGAGTTTTGAGGAACGAATAACATCCGACGATATTCAAGCTCTAAGGGGTATGCACATCAAATTTTAATATGACCCCTACGAAGAAAAATGCCGATCCGTCCCCAATACTCCCGATAAAGGCGTCTGAGCCACCGTCCGTGCCTGCACCCGTCGTAGAAAAAATCGGATACTTGCACAGAATCATTATATTCATTGCCCGTGCGTTCTCCGAAAAAGGAGAACCCAGCAGCGCCCGCATTCTCAGCGGTTGGCTGTGCGTATCCAGCATGGCACTGATTTGGTTCATGGTGCGGCACATTTTCTACACCGATAATCTAGAAAAACTCATCACGTGGGTTGGCGGGATGCCCGCGATCATTTACGCTCTGGCAGCGTTCGCCATCAGTCCGTTTGGTCTAGCGAAGATCAGCAGCATTTGGAACAAAGACAAGGACAAAGACGAGAGCAAGGGATGAAAAAATACTACAGCAGCGTGATTTTCTGGTGCTGGACGTGGTATGTGCTGGCGCACGTTGCCGACATGATTACGTCACTCAGGCGTTGGGGTTGCTTCGAGTTGAACCCCTACTTTCGTGACGCCTCTCACCGTTTTGTCGCACTGCACGGGTTCATCGGCAAGTCAACGCTCTCCCTTCTACTGGCGGGTGTGAGCTATCTTGCCTACCGCCTCGTCGCCCCGCTGGACAAGCGTTGGGCGACTCTCCTAGCCAGTATCCTTCCACTCTGGTACGGGTGGCTCATTTGGCGGGTCGTGGACAGCAACCTGTTCGTTATCATGCGTTGGGTTAACCCGTAGTCCAAAATTCCTATCGATTCTTGCCTATTTTTGGGTATAATAGTCTTTCAGGCTCTTCTATAGGGGGCTGCTTATGCATGGGACTGGCGATGTTCTCGGTGATCTGCTCAAAGTTGCCGAGACAGTAAAGAAGGTAGCCGTCAGTGTAGGCGAAGAAGTCCGTGGCCGATTGCCGAATGGCTCAATGGTTCACGGAGACCTCGAAGAGATTCAAGGCGATAAAGCAATCATCAGGGACAAACGTGGCAAATCATGGACGGTAGACCTCAACACCGTACACCCCACCGATGAGCTTGCACAAACCCAAGTCGTAAATCAGCGCCAACTCCGTGAAGACATGGCACGTCCTTCCTACCATTTGACCCCCGAGCAAGAAAACATCCAACAGACGCTTCTGTCGTTGGGAAACGCCACGATTGAAGAGTTAATGGATGTGACCGACACCAAATACAACGAAGACACCGTTGCGGTCGTCGTGAGAAAAATGAGAGAAGACGGTCACATCGTCGATGTGCGGAGAGACGCTAGTGGGAGTTCTCGCTACTACGTTGACCAGCCACTCGGCACCGTACCCGACGACGAAGGTCAAGGCGTCAACGTGGCACGTAGGGATGAAATCCTCGCATGGTTGAGAGCAACCCCGGGCTGGTGGTATGATGCGGACATCGCCGCTGGATTGGGACTGAATCGAAACGCCGCTACATCCATCGGAAGGACTACACGGACTCTCGTGATGAGTGGCGAGTTGGAAAAGCGCCTATTCGAAGGTCGGCGTCAAGTGCGATTCGCTGGCGTCCGCCCTCAGTCTTCGTAGTTCCGCCACATGCATTCCATCTTGACGGTGGGTATGTGTTTCGCCCCCGCCTTGCCATTCTCGTCGAAGGTGTTCTGCCCGTGGTAAATCCCACGAGTCCAGAACGGCGGGCCTAACTTGCTTGAGTAAAACTGATCGTGGTCGTACTCACTCAGCAGCCATTTGAACTTCGCCCCAAGCAAAAACCGCACGAGTTCATCGTGATCCAAATCCTGCTTTTTGTAGCCATGCACCTGTGATTTGCGGTACGGCGGATCAAGGTAGGCGATGTCATCAGGCCCTAGATCGGCACATGCGGCTTGATAGTCGAGGGACGTGATAATCACGTTGTGCTTAATCAAGATGTCCCGTGTGTTCCGCAGGCTCGCACGGTAGTATTTCTCGTTCAACCCACGATTCAACGGTCGAGCCCCCGCTGACCATCCGCCGCCACTGAACGTCACCCACGGCTCAATGGCCTCATAGTACGGATCGCCATCAAGTTCCCCCCGCCGCCCGCGCAGGATGATGTCGCGGAACTCCGTGGTGGGCGGCAACCGTAGGTTGTCCCCCAGCGCCCTGACTGCCTCGAAGAACGGAGCGGTACGCAGGTCGTTGAATATGACTTTTGCGTAATCCTTGGTTTGGGATGCGAGAACGTTGAGGCCGACGTTGCCCTTCCCAGCAAAAGCATCGAGGAACACGGGAGCTTGACTTGGTAGGGCGGCGGTGATATATTTCACCCAGCGAGATTTCGCACCGGGGTACTGGTACGAGATTTTGACGGGCTTCGGCTTGTCCATTCCTTTTAATACTGGCTTTCGGCCCTCCCTCCCATGGCCGTAAATAATTGTCGATTTTCCTAGCCAAAACTTCAACTTTTTTGGTAAAATGTAGACATCATGGGAGAAGTGGCTTGAAAAAGCTTGGCTATTCATCGTCGCAGATTATGGACGCAGAAGAGAAGCAGGTAGCTCGGGAAGAGCTTCACAGCATTTTAGCGCCCCAACGCCACGGGAATCTCCTAATCCTACCCGGTACTCGCGACCACGAAACACGCACCGCTATGAGAAACGGCTGGGCTCTTGACCACATTTTCCTCGTCGATAAAAGTCAGGCGGTTCTCGCCCTCCACACACGGAATTTCACCAAACGTGAACGACCCTTTCTTCAAAAGCACACGGGATTAGTTTCCGAGGTTGCGTCCAGACTGGCACGAAGGGGTAAGCGCATCACAGCCGCCCATATTGATTTCTGTCAGCCTATTTTCGCCCTCATCGCAGGTTCGCCTGCTATCGAAATTCCCAAGATCGTTCAAAGCGGCGTCATGGACGAAGGACTCTTGGCGATCACGGTCGAAAGCGGTCATGACCCGGGATGCTACAGCAATGAGGAAAGGTATCTCCGCATAACGAGGCTGGTTAAGCGTGGACTTAAGCTGGCGGTAATCCCTCGAATCGCTGAATTATTCAAACAAGGTGAGTACACCAACCCCAGATCAAACAACACAATGCTCTGGGCTGTATTCCAAATCAGGAGGAAGTAAAATGGCGAGAGCGAAGATGGACCCGTGCTACATGGCTAAAGTAGTGGATGCCCTTGCGCCCGACGTAACAAGGTCGAAGCAGGACAAGATCGTGCAGAAAATCTTCGACGATAAAGCGGAGAAGGGGGAAGACGGTAAGGTTCGTGAAGTGATGATCCCTCTTGCCGATATCGCAGACCAGAGCGACGGGCTGCCGGGATCGCTGGACATACGAATCAAGAGCATTGTCCCCGAGAACGTAGAGCATTTCTACGGTCTGTTTGTGCGATCAGCCAACCCCGATATAGACCCCATCTACCTCGAATATCGGCAGGAAAAGGATGGGACGGTGTATCTCGTCCTAGTCGATGGACGGCACCGCACGGCAGCGGCACGGAAGGCTGGTTTGGAATCCATCCGCGCCGTAATTTTCTACAACCTGACCTATATCGAAAAGCGCATATTAGGGCTTAACGACGGCTGCCAGCAGGGGTTGGGATTACAGGTTAAAGACCTCGCCATGAACGTCACCGACTTCATGAAGCGTGGTGTCGCTTCGTCCGTAATTCGGGAATACATGTCCAACGTCCCGAAGACCGAACTGGACAAGGCGATGCGTATGGGCAACAAGGCTTACGGCGTGTTTCAAATGAATCGAGCCCTCGAAGCCATCAACGTTGCCATAAACAAGGGTCAGATGCTCGATCCCCGCAAAATCGCCACAGATTTTGGCGTCAGCCCTAAGCGACTGGTAAAAGCCAACAATCAGAGGAAAAAGGGTATTCACACAGGGAGAGGCGAGAATCCATTGAATGCGGCGGGCAGTGTTGCCTTGCAGTTCAGGGATTTCAGCAGAAAGCTCGACGAAATCTCTGCGGATATGATCCAGCACACCAAAACTGGTGCCGTACCAACGGAAAGTGTCGCCCTCCTGTTCAAGCGGATGTACGCTCAGATCAACGGTCTGACGGAGCGTGTTCATCTGGCAGAGGGCAAGTTGAAGTCGTTGCAGTACGAGGAAGACGAGGAATAGTTTTTATGATAGTATCTAAGAAGCAGCGGTTGTCAACTGACGAAGTGACGAAGTTGGTTCGAGCCCACGAAGACGGGGACACGGCACGGGAGTTGGCGAAGCAATACGGTATTTCGCCCCGCAGTGTCGCCGCTTATGTGGCGAATGCTCATCGGTAAATCTGAGGAAGGAGGCACCATGGCAATTTCAAAAGCTTCGAAAGCAGCGTTCAAGGCTAATGCTACCCGCAAGGCAGCAGCAGCGAAGCGTTCAGCGGCGGCTCGCAAAGCGGCAAAGACCCGCAGACTGAATACTGTATATGCGTAAGTAAGTCGGCCCGAAAGTTTGAAACGCCCACCTGTGAGGGTGGGCGTTTTTGTTTCAGAGTATACTTGACTTTTCCGTGTTCTCTCTGGTATCCTCTTCAAATGCAGTCAAACGTGAAACTTCCCATCATCGCATACCCCGGAGCAAAGGGCCGTATGGCGAAAGAGCTTGTCGCCTTCATGCCCGAACGCGGCAACTACTTCATTGATCTTTTTGCTGGCCGGGGAAACGTGGCATTCTCGCTCATGGCAATGCACCCTGAACGATTCAAACGATGGTGGTTGAATGACATTCAGACCGCCGACTTTTTCGAGAAAACTCGAACGCATGGAAGTCTCATCCGCGTACCTGCAAATCTGCGT